CTTGGGGGCACCTGGTGCTTTTGCACCGCACTGCAGAGCGGGATAGGGGCTTCCCCCTTGTTCCCTGTTTCGTTCTGTCCGTGAGCCTTGCCGACTGCCACGTGAGCGTTCCTTTCCTTAATCGGAAGGTCACACACGTGAATTGTGCAGTCTGTGCAAGTCAGACCAGTTGGCACTCAGATGAGAGGAATAACCATGTCGCGTACCCGCAAACGTGCTTTGAGCACGGATGTGTTCGAATTGAACACGAAGTACTCCACGCTTGCGTGGGAGTATCGGTACGCGCTTCCGGTCTTCCGTCAAAAGACGACAGACACGGAACATCCCTGGAATTACTGGCGGAAAGTTGTTGCCGCTGGTAATTCCACTGTTGTGGACATGGGTAGCGATTTCACTACCGAAAAGGCCGAGTTGCGGTTCAATCCGCCCTGGATGGATCTAGGTTACCTTAGTAACCCTCCGATCTTCCGGTACTCTGGCCATGTGATTCCATCCTGGATTCCTCTTGGCTCACCTATTGAAGGTGATGTCAAAGTCTCCCAGCCCATGAAAGTCGGAGCTTCTGTCCTTTCGATTGATTTCGAAGACAGTCCGACCTTTTGGGGATCGCTGCCATCAGACAGCGATGAGGAATTGGCGATACTGGGCTCTTCCCTCATTGGGAAGTTGGCACCAACAGCGCCCCACAACAACGTCTTCACGACCCTAGGAGAACTCCGGAACGATGGACTCCCGTCCATCCCCTTTCTTTCATTTCTGAAGAAGGGGAACATTCCGAAGAATGCCGGTGGCGAGTATCTGAACTATCAGTTCGGAATCGCCCCGACTATCTCTGATGTCAAGAATATCCTCAAGACTGTTCGAACAGCTGACAAGCTGTGGAAGCAGTATCTCAGGGATTCGGGTCGCCTTGTAAGACGGCGGTTTGACATGGATCCACAGATTACCACCACGACGGAGTCCAGAAGCGCTTCTGCGCCCTGGTTTACGCAAGGTGGCATGTGGAGCAGAATAGGTCCTGTGCAGGTCGTCACGAAGACCGAGGTAACTCGGTCTTTCAGTGCGGCCTACATGTACTACGTCGACGAATCTTCCCTTTCGGGAATGGATGGCTGGCTCGAAAGAGCTCAGTATCTCTATGGGTGGAAACCCAGTCCGTCCGGCGTGTACAACCTAACTGCATGGAGTTGGCTCCTCGATTGGTTTACCAACACAGGTGATGTTATTGACAACATTTCCCTGTATCTCGAGGACCCCTTCCTGACACGATGGGCTTATATCATGGAGAAATCTGTGGTCACTAAGTCCTATGCTCAGACCCTTACTACAAACACGGGTCAAAGCATTACGCTTACTGCCGAGACAGAACTTGTCCGGAAGAAGCGCCGTCGTGTCTCTCCTCTTCATCTAGGATTCAAGTCGGAAGCCCTTAATGGGCACCAGCTTGCAATCCTTGCGGCTCTTGGTTTAACTAAGGGCCGTAACCCTGGATCGATGTGAATCGACCCGGGGGGTTAGCGGTTTAGTCTACCGTTGACCGCCTGTTGCAACCAGTGACAGGTCCCCCCTCTGGGGAGGATAACCTATCCTTTCCAGCCACAGATAGGAGCATTGCCTTGTTCGCAGACCCTCAGTCGGTAACCCTGAACGCTGTTGCCCAGTCCCTTCCAAGGACTGAGCAGGAGGGCCAGTCCGCCGCCTATACAAAGGACGACGGAACCCTCACGCTTCGGGTTTCACACCAGGAGACGAAGAACGGACGACTGCGTCATGCAGTCAAGCTCGATCAGAATAAGATCGCGGCTGATCCGTTCGTCGCCGGCAATTCCCGCTTGGCGGGAGCTGCCATCACGCTCGTCATCGACGAGCCCAACGGCGGCCAGTTTACCAACGCGGAGCTCCTCCTTCTTGCGAAGGCGGCTATCGCTTGGTCTACTGATGCCAACCTGACGAAGGTCATCGCAGGTGAGAGCTGACAAGCTCTCATCTAACGATGGCTTCCTGTCGACGGTTGCCCAGGCTCTTTGCGTTTTCCTCTACATGACCCTTTTGGGGTTCGTGATAGGGGTTGCGCTCTATGAGCACTGGGACAACATCGACAAGCTGAGGAACGCCCTGGCTGTGAAGCCAAGGTGTCCTAGGTGGTCTGTCTTCTTCGGAAGATAGATCGAACAAGGCTATGGATCCCATGAACCTCTATTAAGGAGGCCGTGAGTGAAAAGCCTGATGATGCTCTGGACAGTACTTGCCGATGAACTCGGCGAGCAGTGTGGTGTGAGCACCGCTGCTGACGTTAGTGCTGTCAGCAGTCGGATCAAAAGTCAAGGATGGTCTTACATGACCATCAGCTTGCCTCAATTCTGCAAGGACTTCGAACGAAGCCTTGCGGACGAGCAAGTCTCCTCTACCTCTTTCGTCGGTTTCCGGCGGAAGGGCGGAACTCCCATTTTTCTGGGTGGTTTCCTGGACTTGATCTTTGATCGCGGCACAGGGATTCTTCTTCCTGAGCCAAGCATCGATTCCATCCATGCGGTGAGGCAGCTTACGCTGCTTTTCGCCAAAATGGAGTTGCGGACCTCTGCAAAGAGGGAAGCAGCCGCGATGCGCGGCTTTGTTGAAGTTGAAACTGACGTCCAGGAGAAGTCCCTCTTCCTTCAGGAAGAGGAATTGGAATCGCGTCGAGTCTTTGGAGACTCGCGTGACTCCTTGCTGTCCCACTTTCGTAGGATGAGCAATCTCCTCTGGGGCGAGGTCTTCGCGGAACTAGGTTCAATCCTATACCGCGAGCAGCACGGTGGGATTAATCCCACTGCCGCTGACCCCTCTTTGGTACTTCGACCCAGGCACGGACCCGGCGCAACGGCAGACAAACTTTTTGGAAACGAGAAGTTTGATCTGTCGGAGTGGCCGAGGCGTTTGGACGACGTATTCCCTTATGGGGAGTATGCCGTTCCGAACGCGCGGTACATTGAAGACCGCTACCGTGAGGTTACGTTGGTGGAACCCGAGGACGAACGACCCGTTCGGGTCGTTGCTGTTCCTAAGACCATGAAGACGCCTCGCATCATCGCGATTGAGCCCACTGCTATGCAATACATGCAGCAAGGCTTGTCGCGTGTGCTTGTACGGCTCATCGAACGGGACTCTCGAGTCCTCGCCGGTGCGCTGTGTGGTTTCGCTGACCAGATGCCCAACAGGGTTATGGCCCGCGAAGGCTCTTTGACAGGAGCCCTGGCAACACTCGATTTGAGTGAAGCCTCTGACCGCGTCTCTCATCTGCTCGTTCAGAACCTGGTACACAGGTGGCCTCTTGTAAAAGAGGCCATTGAAGTGACTAGGTCTACCCGTGCAGACGTACAAGGAATTGGGGTTATACCCCTGTCCAAGTACGCGTCGATGGGTTCCGCTCTCACTTTTCCTGTCGAGGCCATGTGTTTTCTGACACTGGTATTCCTCGGCATTGAGTGGGAGCAAGGGTCCCGGTTAACAAGAGATCGGATCATCTCCGATTTCCTTGGCCGGGTGCGCGTCTACGGGGACGATATCATTGTCCCCGTGGAGTTTGCACCTTCAGTGATCCGTACACTCGAGGCCTTTGGGCTGAAAGTGAATCGGAGCAAGTCTTTCTGGACTGGTAAGTTCAGGGAGTCTTGCGGGAAGGAGTACTATGACGGACACGACGTTAGCGTCGTGAAAGTCAGGAAAGTCGTCTGTTCTGAGAACGGGCGATTGTCCTTTCCTACCTCACTGAAGCACGTTCCTGAGGTCGAGTCGTACGTTTCTCTCCGCAACCGCTTTTATGCGGCCGGATTGTGGCGTACGGCGTCGTACCTTGACGAGAAGTTGGTACCCTTATTGAAGGGGTACTTCCCTAACGTCGAGGTGCAAGAAGCAACTCCTGAGGAGGAGATGCTCTCTAGATCTCGCTTGCTCGGTAGATGGAGTTTTCTCGGATACCAATCCGAATGGACCCATCCAACGCTGCACAACCCCCTTGTCAAGGGTTGGGTAGTCAGCAACCGAATCCCAAAGAGTGAAATCTCTGGAGTCGGTGCCTTGCAAAAGGTGTTGTCTAAAGTTAGCGACGAACCTTTCGCTGACCGGCAGCATCTTGAGCGTGCTGGACGTCCCGAAGCCGTCTACATGAAGCTTCGGAGAGTACGCCCCTTTTAGGGGGGCGCACGTGGCTTCTATGCCACAGTGGAGGAGCTTAAGTGCTACCTCTTACCGCAAGCAGGGATTAGACCGGACTCTTCGAGTTCAGACTAATCGTCGGGTGGAACCGACACTCCAACGTTATCACTAACGGTGGAAGACCAGC